GCTTTCCCGCTAACTTTGAGTTTGTTCAGCGATTGACTGAGGAAGGTTTCACCGTCGAACAGGCAGTTGAGATCTTAGAAGAAGCACGAGAAATTGATAATGAGGAGATTTTATAATGGATGGTAATGATTTTTTTGACTACTTTGTTCAACCGTTGTTGGATATGAACAACCTTGACCTTGGTGCTCTTGCTGACCACACCTTACCGGATGGTTGGTACCTGACCCAAGATGGACGCGACGATGTCGCAGACAAAGTTGGATTGGCAATTCACGATGCGTATTTCGATACGGGTGCTGCCGATACTTGGGGTCCTGCTACGTTCTTTGACTGGTACGTTGATAACGTTCTAAAATTAGCAAAGGTTCCTAACATGGATGTGGTCCACTAAGTGTACGTTTGTGTGTGCAATGCTATCACTGAAAAGATGCTTGACGACAACCACTTTCTATTAGAAAAGGTTGGATCTCAATGTGGTAAGTGTCTTGAAGGTGGACATATACGAGATGGTCACAGAGTAACTTATCTAAAAGGAACCGATGAAGAAGATAGAAGTAATCGCAAATAATTGTTTACATTATTTGACTGAAGACCAAATTCTTGCTAAAATAAAAGAGTTGGGTATTGATCCCAACGATGAGGTAAACGAAGGTGATAAAGTTCGATTTGGACATATGACCTTCCTCGCATACGACATGGGTGGCGCGGGACGTAAATTGCTAACGACTGCAGAGGACCAACCCACCCAAGTTGTTTGTCCCACTTGTAATGGAGAAGGAGTTGTAAATGCCTAAAGAAGGTTTAGTTGTTGTTGATCGTGTTGCTTGTCCTGATGATATCTCAGTCTCAGTGCATCCCGCAGACGGTGATCTTTTGACGATCTGGGATGAGATTCGACGAGATTCCGTAGCGATTGCTTCGTGTGAGGAATCTCTTGGAAAAAAGTGCTTTGTTGATATGGGTCGAACCACAGAAGGTTATCCTATTGCTGAAATCTACCGTGAAGGTACTTTGTTTCGACAGATTTTTGCTACCATGGACCTAAATAATGGTAACCATGAAAGATTAGATCACGATGCTTTTTAGTCCCTTAGAAATAACTCTTTTGATTCTTCTGCCCACTGCCATTGCTTGGTATATGGGCAGAGAAGCAGGAGCAAGAGACGTTTTGAATTCTATGAAAGTAGCGTTCGAAGAAATGCCAGATTTTGAGGTCATTGTAAAGGACGATGAAAATGAAGTTTGATTTTGATGATATGTATCACCAGTATGGTGAAATTATGCTGACTCCTGCATTGTTGTATGCTAGGGAAGATTATTATCGCTGTATTAGTTTCACCTTCTTAAGGTGGCGATGGAGCGTTGAATGGAAAAGTTTGTAGAACCGTGGGAGTACTATGTCTTCGACGATTTTTTTGGTGCTAGAGATTTAGCACTCTTCAAAGACCTCTTATATTTTTTCCCTAAGTGCACTACCGAAGGTGAACGTTGTCGTGTTCCCATCGGTAAAGCATTTTCGTATGAAGATTCCCCTGCGGAACACACGTTTCCTGAACTGCGACAGTTATTATCAAACAAAGTTAAACAGAATCTCAACACATACGATGAGTTTGCTGATCTGCATAATAAAAAAGTTTTTGTTGAGTATCAGTCATTAGGCAAAAACTTTGAGTGGGAGGTCCACAAAGACACCCCTTCCAAATTCTTTTCTCTTGTGTTATACTTGGAACCAGAGTACGGTAGTTGTGGGACAAGAATCTATGACGGTGAAAAATTTGTGAGAGAAATAGAATGGAAACAGAATCGTGCCGTTGGTTTTTATAATAAGGCACACCATCTACACGACTTTTATTCTAACGTTGACGAAAGAATCACGTTGAATTTTGTGTTTTTACAAAACGGAATTAGTGCATGACAGTACGTTCACCTTGCATCGGAGTCTGCGTCCTTGATCCTACTTGGAATCAGTTCTGCATCGGATGCAAAAGAATGCTTATTGAAATTGAAGACTGGGCGTATTATACTGACAAACAGAAGCAAGATATTATTGACAGAATAGAATCACTAAAACAAGAGGATCCCGCAGACTACCCTAAATACTAATATGGGCGCACTATCTAACAGAGAGATCTTAAAATCCGCAAGTTCTGGACCCTATGCAGGGAACGAACGTGAGGATATTTTTGCACTTAAAATTCGTGATGGTAAGAAGTTTGTTCTGGGAAAAACAAAAAACGGAGAGGAGGTTGAAGGTGTCGCTTACGACAAGAAAACTAAACTCTTCACCTATAAAACCAAAAAAGGTTTAGAAACTGTTCCACTGACTAAGATCTTTAAGGACAAAGATTTTGGTGGTGGTTCTGGTTCAGGTGGTGGTGCAGAAGACACCAAGTACACAGAATCTCTTCAGTGCTATTACTGCTCATACGTATTCAACGTTGCAAAAAACAAAGTCAAGTCTATCTCAGACAAAGAATTAGAAAGTGCTACTGATTGGGTAGATGCTACGGTTAGCTTAGCAGACGGTTTAAAGAACGGACCAAAAATTTGGATCGAAACAGATGTATATCTGAAAACCGCCAACAAACTCTGGGAACAATACGGACGCAAGATGACCAAGAACGGTAAGGTTTACTTTCACCGTGGGTCTAAGTTTATGAACAACGTTTATGCCGCCAAGAAAACGGTGCAGAAACTTGATCGAAAGCAGGAAAAACCTCAAGCACCCGGATCTTTCTCCGAAGACAAGTGGAACCCCGGTGACATTTGGGCATCTACTTTCGACAAAAATGAGAAACCTCTCGAAAATTTCACCTCCAGTTGGGGAGAACTCAACGCCGAAGTTTATCGACTCGCTCAGTCTGGAGAACTGCTTGGAATATCTCTCAAGAAAGTTGGTGCCAAGGCAACCCAAGCAACCTATACTGAATACAACGCACCTAAACTGACTGAACGGAAACAGAAATACACTCTTACGTATTTTACCTACGGTAGGACAGGAGACTTCTTTAGTTCCCAAGACATCTATCTCACCACCAGTGAAGGACAGGTTCAGTTCCGAACCTTTGGTGGCGAAACGTCATGGCAGGGAGAGATCAAAGGAGGCGAAGCTGCCGGGGGTAAGATCGGTGGTGGTAACGTAGAGTTTTATTGTCAAGAAGTGTTTGGAAAAGGAATTTACGGACCTTATGACAACGAGAAATCCTACCTTTCTCTCATTAAGTCAATGGAAAGGCAAGGTACTTTTGAAAAAGATTTATATAAGCAATATAAAAAACACAACGCCAAATCTATGCCTAGTGTAGATTTGTTGTCCGAAGGAGATTTTGTTGCTAGAGTCAAAGCAGCAACATACAACTGGAAGAACAGTAAAAAACTTTGTATGAATTTTCTTGACGTTTTGGAAGACGGTAGTGTAAAAGAGAAAAATGAATTCACAACTAAAATGTTTCGATATGCGCAATCTAACGCAGACCAGTCGAGTTACTTCGTAAAAATATCGTAATCGTATAAATAGTATGACATACTTTTGAGTTTTAAAAATGTTATCATTCGCAGACACATTAACAGAACAAAAGAATACGCACATGACTCACATCGAGGACAAGGTGCTGTATGGTGGTGTTAATGGTACTCGCCAAGCAATCTTTGCCTTGCGAGATATGCGAGACATGCTTGCTGGAAAAAAAGATGGTAAAGTATCAGTCAAATGGGATGGAGCACCAGCAATCTTTGCTGGGACTGATCCAAGGGACGGGCAGTTCTTTGTTGCTAAGAAGGGAATCTTCAACAAAAATCCCAAGGTCTATAAGACCCCCGCAGAGATCGACGCAGACACGTCTGGTGATCTTTCTGCTAAACTTAAAGACGCTCTGAAGTACCTACCTGCTTTGGGTATCAAAGGGGTTATTCAGGGCGACTTTTTGTTTGGTCGTGGGGATCTATCCAGTGAAACCATTGATGGTAAAAAATACACAACCTTTCACCCTAACACAATCGTCTACGCAGTGCCCGAAGAACAGGCAGCACCTGTCAAACGTGCCAAGATCGGTATCGTATGGCACACTACATATACAGGAAGCACGTTCGAAACCATGCGAGCATCATATGGAGTCAATGTTGCCGGACTTAACAAATCAAACAATGTGTGGTCGCAAGACGCATTTTTACGAGATGTGACTAATGCTACTATGACAAAAAGGGAAACAGAAGATGTTAATGAAACTCTTACGGAAATTGGAAAACTCTTTAATCGCATCTCAGGTAGCACGTTACGACAACTGGAGTCAAATTCTGAACTCGCCCAACACATTGAAACCTACAACAACACCTTTGTCAGAAAAGGACAGGTCATCGGAAATGAAGTCGCACACACTGAAAAACTCATTCGATGGATCCACGGAAAGTACGGCAAAGAAATAGCAAAACGCAAAACTGCTGCAGGAAAAGCAACCCAACGAGATAAGCGAAACCAACTCCTTTCGTTTTTCTCGCTTAAGAATAAAGTGAATCTAATAGAAATGTTTCGATTACAAAAATTAATCGTAGTTGCGAAATTAAAACTTATAAATAAACTTAATCGATTGCAAAGTATCGATTCTTTCGTAAAAACCAAAAAAGGGTTTAAAGTAACGGGAGCAGAAGGATACGTTGCAATTGACAGACTTGGTGGTGACGCTGTGAAACTTGTTGATCGTATGGAATTTTCATACAACAACTTTTCACCTGATATTTTGAAGGGATGGGATAAACCTAGTAGGAGTTAAAAATGTTGTCGTTTAAAGACTTCATGACGGTAGAGTACAAACCGGGAATGCCCGAACTTGTGAACTATGCCGCACACAAAAGACATCGTGGTCGTATCGGTGAGGAAGTCACCGATGAAGCACTCGACTTTCAGCAAAGACGTGCTAAATCACGTGCGATGAAAAAGAATAAAGCAAAGATTGCCATGGGTCGTAGACGTTCTGCGAAAAGAATGGCAAACACAGAGCGTCTTCAGAAACGAGCAAATCGTGCTGCTCGCGGAGTTCTCTTCAAAAAATACGCAAAAGGAAAGTCGAAGGACGAATTGCCTTTTGCTCGTCGGCAAGAAATAGAAAAGAAATTAGATAAGATGAAAGGCAGACTTTCGAAGATTGCCCGTAAACTTATGCCCGATATTCGTAAGAAAGAGAAAGAAAGAAGATCAGCATGATACCTTCGTTTAAACAGTATCTCGTTGAGGAAGAACGCGAGATATTTTTTACATTTGGACGCATGAACCCACCAACTATCGGACACGGTAAGTTGATGGATGTTCTGTCCCGAAAAGCAGGACGTAACCCTTACAAGGTGTACCTGTCCCAATCTTCAGATCCGAAGAAGAACCCACTGACCTACGAGAAAAAGGTGAAGCATGCTCGAAAAATGTTTCCAAAACATGCTCGTAATATTCTAATCAGCAAGAACGTTAAGACTGTTTTCGATGCAGCAACGGGTCTTTTCGAACAGGGATATAAGCGCGTCACTATGGTAGTGGGTGCTGATCGTATCACTGAGTTCGAGACTCTGCTCAACAAGTACAACGGTGTCAAAGGCAGACATGGGTTCTATAACTTCGAGAAGATCTCTATTGTCTCCGCTGGTGCGCGTGATCCTGATGCCGAAGGTGTCGAAGGGATGAGTGCCAGCAAACAACGCCAGAATGCTGCTAATAATGATTTCACAACATTTTCACAAGGTGTTCCTCAGAAAATGTCTAATAACGATGCTCGCAAACTTTTTAACGATATTCGAGTAGGCATGGGACTGAAAGAAGCAAAATCGTTTAAGCAACACGTTGACTTAGGAACTGTTAGTGAGGCACGTGAAAAATACATTAATGGAGAACTTTTCGAACCCGGTGATCGAGTTACTGTATTAGAATCAGATAAGAGCGGATACATCTACCGCTTGGGTTCCAATTATGTTATTGTAGCATTAGATGAAGGAAGAATCACTCGTCAATGGTTGGAAGGAATAATCCACGAAAAATCTGAAAAGAGTACGGATCGCTGGTATAAAGATCAACCTGAATGGGGAACACCAGAAGCAACTAAGCATGCTGAACGTCATCACAAAAAGATGGAACGTGAAAACGTAGACCCTGTTAAAGCAGTAAAAGACAAAATTAACAGAGAAAAAGAAGTAGATAAACGCAAGTACGATCAAATGTTAGATCGTGCTCGTATTGCTCGTGCGCGAGCAAAAAATATAAAAACTGACCCCTCTGCAAAAAAAGAATCTACTAAAAACCCCGTTGCCAAGTTTGCTCATAAATTCAACAAGGCAAAAGTAGAACCAGATAAGAAGAAGGAAGCGAAGAAGGGTTATACTAAACACAAGAAAAATTATAAATAAATACTATGAAATCATTTAAAGAAGCAACAGTAAAAGTCCCCATGGGGAAGTTTAAAAACCTAGCAAAGACTATTGCTGTTGGAACCATTGAGAAGTCTCCGGAAAAGAAAGTAATGGGGTATCTTCGAGCAATGGGTAAAAAGGTACGATTGGAAAGAGATCCCAATTCTAGATCCGGTTTTCGGGTTGTGATTGAAAAGTCTGTTTCTAAGAGTCAACAAAGATTCATGGGTATGGTGCGAGCGGTACAGAAAGGCGATATGAAAGC